AGACAGTCACGCCGGAGGCCCCGGCGACCGAACCGCTGGCTGGCCGAAGCAGAGTGGCGGCACCCGAGGCCGCAGAGACGGCGGCGGCCGCGCCGGACTCGGCGAGGTAGGACGAGACGGCTCCGCTGGTGGCCGAGGCAGCGTCGACCTGGCCGCTGGCCGGCCGGAGCAGGCCGACCGCGCCACTATCGGCGGTAGCCCCGGCCACCGAGCCCGCCGCCGGCTGCAGGTAGCTGACCGCCCCGCTGGCCGCGCTCGACGTCGCGACGGATCCAGAGACCTGATACGTGGTGTCGGCAGTCGCCCGCAGGGCCATCGTGCACATCACGTTGATCGAGCTGCCAACGGTGGCAGTCGTCACGCCCGATGGGCCGGCAGCGGCCAGCGGCGCCGTGTACTGCACCATGCCGCCGCCGTTGCCCTGCGTCGCACCGCCGTTGATCCGCTGCGTCAGGGTGACCGTCGCGTTCGCCTGCCCGGACCACTGCGCCGTGGCGTTGTCCAGGTCGTGACAGGCCGTGAACAGAAGCAGCCGGTCAGCGCTGGTGGTAGTGATCTGATCCCAGGTCGTCGTCGTGCTGGGACTCGCCTTGACCGACGTGGTCACCAGCTCGTACGGGTCGGCCGTGGTGACGCAGCCCCGATACACGGCCAGGATGATGCCGATATGGTCGCCTGCGTCGGCGACGGTGCAGATCGTGTCTGACGGGCCGTTGAGCCGCTTCCAGAAGCCGTGGAGCTGCGTCCCGTTCAACCCGGACCCGGTAGCGACCGGAAGGCCGGTGATCGCGACGAACCCATTGGCGATCGACAGGGTCGCCGGCTCGCCGCCGCAGGTTTCCACCCACATGATCGCGATGTCGTCGGCGAGGCACGACGCCGGCAACGCGCGGGTACCGGTGGTGAGCGACCCGGCGTAGATTGACGAGCCGAACCAAGTAGGGACCGCCACGGGTCATCCCCTCATGGCATGGGAGGGGGTGATCAGGTCAGGGTGACGGCCAGCGCGCCAATGGCCCACTCGAGCTTGTCCCCGGACACCAGGGCCTTCGATGCGGCGAGCGCGGTCCAGTCCGTGCGCAAGGTGCCGCTCGACGTCATGATCGCGAAGTGCGTCACCGTGACCGAGCCGGACGCGGCAGCGGACGTAACGACAGCCGCGTTGGCCTTGATGCTCGGATCGGCTGCGGTAGCGGCGGCCCAGCCGGTCGCGCCGATATTGGTCCGCGCGAGGCTACCCGTCTCGGACGAGCCGTTCGCGGAATACCCGACGTAGTCGACCGCGCCCGAGGTCGGGAACCGGGCGTCGAGAGTTGCTTGCGATTCGGCGGTGGTCAGACCGGCCATTGAGATCTCCTTCTAGGGTCGAAACAGGGTGAGCGGTCAGACCAGTTCTTCGGGGGCGAAGGCGTAGCCGTCCTCACTGTCGATCATGGGGATGGCCCAGTCGGAGCCGGAGCTGTCGTAGCGGAAGGCGGTGACGGCCTCCATCGGCCCTCGGGTGAGCGGCTGGATCCAGAAGCCCTTGCCCGTACTCGTCCCCGCCGGCGCCAAGTCGTCGAGATCAGCCATCTCCTGCGGGGTGAGCTCCATGCCTCGGGCGAAGTCCTCGACGAGTCGCTGGGACAGCGGCCCGATGCTGTCGCTCTGAACGCCGACCACGCCGTTCGTCCAGGCGCGGTTGGCCAGCATCTTCGTGATGAAGATCGCCATCGCCGGCACGACCACGCCGATGTCGCCCCAGGTGGGCTGCTTGGCTCTGGTGCGGACGACGAGGGAGGCGGCCTCGACGATGGCCTGCGCGTAGACGTCCTCGTCGTCGATCTCCTCCTGCGCCCAGACAGCCAGGTCAGCGACGGTGATGATCGATGCCATGAGGTCATGCTAGGGCATGGGCTCGCAGATAAGCCGCTGCGACCTCGAACAGCCGGGGGTCGTCATTCAAGTGCCCAAGGGCACCGTTGCACGACACGCAAAGCAGCCCTCGGATCGCTCCGGTCGCATGATCATGGTCGATGCAAGGTCGAGTCATCTGCTTATTGCAGATGGCGCATCGACCAAGTTGCTCGATGAGCATGGCAGCCCAGCGCTCCCTGGTGACCCCATACTTGTAGAGCCGAGCTCGAGCTGGCGCCTTAGCCCTGGCTGCGGGACGCCAAGCCTTCACCTTGTCAGGGTTGGCGAGCTGGTACTCACGAATCTTGGCCTTACGAGCCTCCGGGTTGGCGTGGTAACGAGCGTTCTGCACCGCCCTGTAGCAAGGGTCACACTCATTCCTTCGCTTCCCCGTGGCCTTGTTCCGCATGTAGAACTCGTCTTCGGCCTTCATCTCGCCGCAGATCCGACATGGCCTCACACCCTGACCCCTAACGCAGATCGTCCCAGCCCGAGGTCTCGGGCTGGGACGATGCTACGGGAAAGAACCCCAACTTACGGGGTAAACGTTCCTTTGCCCCCCCTTGGGTTCTCCCCAGTGAGAGCGCCGTTGGCGTCACGGTTGTCCTCGACCGAGGAGATCCCGTTGAACGTCGAGACGATGGAGCGGTCGCGCAGGAAGTTCGCGTCGTAGTCCTGCATGACGCGCATCCCGTAGCCCTTGTGGCGACGGATCGCACCGCTGTAGGCGCCGCGCGGAACCTTGGGCGCGACGTTGGCGATGACGAGCGCGGACTCGTGGACGACGAAGATCTGGTTCGCCGTCAGGAGCGTGGTGCCCACGACGTTCATGCCGCGGATGTTCGGGACCGTGGTGCCGGCGAACGAGCTGGACCGGCCCGAGATCTCGAAGTCGTTGAGCTTGCCGGAGTTGAGCAGCCACGAGAAGGGGTTGGACCCGACCAGGATGGTGCGCCCGGCCTTCGGGGTGCCGACCGCGTCGAGAGCCAGCATGACGTCGGTTGCCCAGACCCGCGGGTCGTCGGCGGTGGCGGCGTCGAACGGTCCGGCAGCGGTGGCCCAGTCGACAGCGTTGAGCGCGGCGACGACCTTCTGCTCGAGCCGGGTGCGGACCGCCTCGACCTGGACGTCGAGGATCTCGGTATTGAAGTTCGTGAGGTCGAGCAGGTCCTCCTCGTCCGTGAGCGGGACAGCCGAGTAGATGTGCTCGTTGATCAGGATCGGGATGGTGACCCGGCTGATCTCGTCGAGCACGATCGGGTTGAGTCGCGTGCGCCACTCGTAGTTCCGGGCGCTGAGCACGGCCGGGAGCTTGTAGTTCAGCGTGTCGTCGAGCGCGCCCTGGAACCTGGCCCCGTCGATCCGGGTGAAGACCTTGGGGAGAATGGAGTCGAACTCGAGTGCGGCCACCGCCAGGTCGGCGTACTGCGCGGCCTTGATGTACTGGTTTGCCACGGGGACCTCCTACGAGGAGATTGGCCGCGTGCGGTCCCCGTGGCGGGGTCCGTGCGGTGCCTTACCGAGAAGCTCGGAACGCTTCGAGTGCCTTGCCTGGATCCTTGAAATGCCCATCATCGCTGAGATCGTTGTCGACCTCGTCGACTCCGGTGACGAGCTTGGTGTCCTTCTTCGGCTGGCGACTCGGGCCATCGCCGTTCTTGCCGTCTCCGCCGAGGTTGTGATCGGTGACGTACTGGTCGAAGTTGGCCTCGATCTCCTCGGCCGTGTCACCCGAGACGTACCTGGCCGCAGCCTTGATCTGGGCAACCGAGAGATTCTTCTCGGTCCCGCGATCAAGAATGACCTGCAGCTTGTCGACCGCCTTCGGCGGGTTCTTGCGAGCCTCGTCCAGTTCGCGTTGGAGCCTCTGGTTCTCGGTCAGGTTGGCCTTCTCAGCCTCGTCAACCTTGCCCTTGAGTTCGTCGCGCTCCTTGGAGACTTCGGACTTCTCGCCCTTGATTCGATCCCGTTCGGTCTCGAGGTTGTAGATCAGCTTCTTAGCCTTGTCGGCATCGAACTCGGGATGCTTGGCATCCCAGGTCGCTGACCACTCCTCGAACGTGGGCTGGGGCATCTCGCCACCTTCATTCGGGCAGGACCGTCCCGGTCCCGCGTACATCGGCGAGCATAGCCGAGATCACGCGGCCCGCCCTTCGTATGCCTGCCGGAAGGCGCGTCGCGCCGCCGCGCCAGAGAACTTCCCGCCGGTCTCTTTCCAGAGCGCCTCCCACTCCCGCGCCCGTCCGGGCCAACCCGCCTTCGAGGTATAGAGCGGCTCGAGGGCGCACGAGCAGTGGTCGTGGCACTTCTGGTCGCCGGGGCCGGTGAAGCGAGGATCCGAGTCCTCGAAGCTGTCCTCCTGGAAGACCGGACCACGGCTGGCGAGCATGGCGCAGAACGAGCAGGGGTTGGCCGACTTGGTCACCCGGAAGTACCCGACGCAGACCGGATCCCGGCGGACGGTCTCGTCGATCACAGCCCGGCCACCGTCGAGGACGCCCCTGACTCCGGTGCCGGCGACGCCGGCCTGGGTCAGATCAGCAGCGACGCTGGGCGGCTCGCCTTGCTCGACCCGCTTGACGTACTGGCCGACCCCGGTGAAAGCCAGTGAGCGACGGAGCTTCTGGATCTCGACTGGCGTCGGATCGGGGATGACCGGCGTGAACGGGACCCCGAAGGACTGGCCGGCCTCAGGGGAAAGGCCGGCCAGTTGCATCGCGGAGAGCTCGAGGTTGCGGAAGTTCGTGACGTAGGCAGCCGCCAGAGATCCCGAGCGGCGACGATACCCCAAGATCATCTCGAGTGCGGCCTCCACGAACGTACGGCCCGAATCGAACGGATCAGCCGGGTCGAAGGTGCGCGCCCAAAGACGAGCCAGCAGCAGGGCGAGAAAGAGTCCGAGCCTGGACTGGGCCTGCTGGTGGGCTCGCGAGAGCTCCCCCGCTGCCGGCGAGTAGCTCACGGACGGGTCGCCTTCTCGGCAGCTCGCTTCTCGTTGCCGACGCCACTGACGCCAGATGGCTCCTCGCCGCCCATGAAGCTCGCCAGGAATTGCTCCATTGCCCCGGACTCGACGATCTTGAGCGCCTCCTCGGTGTCCTGGCTGGTCCAGCCGGGGATGCGGCGCCAGAGCATCTGCGGGGGCACCTTGAGCTGGGTGGCCAGGGCGCCGAGCGCGGCAGCGGCCTGGGCGAGCGAGCGGCTCTCGGTGTCCTTCCAGACGACCTGGCTCGAGAAGTCCTTGGCGCCGGTCACGTCTCCGAGGATCCAGGCGTCGAGACGGAAGCCCTGCTCGTGACGCTCGCCGAAGACATGCTTGCGCTCGTCGACCTTGCGCATCAGTGACGCCTCGGCCGCAGCCAGGGCCTCGGCAGACAGGTTGTCCGCGAGGCCGAGCAGGTTGTGAGGCGGGGTCTGGGTGACGGCGGCGAAGTCCTTGATGTCGGCATCGCGAGCGCGGAGGAACCCGTCGAGCTGCGTCTCGGCCAGGGTGCCGGCCTTGGCGTCGGGGTTCTCGAGCATGAGGATGTCGGCGATCTGGAACCGGCGCGCGATGGCCTGCCTCTTCTCCTGGCTGTACTCGACCCCGTCCGCCGGTTCGTCCATGCCGGTGATGAAGCGGACCTTCCAGGCGCCGTAGCGCTGGACGATCAACCGGTCGAAGGTGTCCTGGTCGATGCGCTTGACCAACGGGATGAACGGCTCGACCTCGCCGGTCGCGACCCCGTCAAGATCCAACTGGTTCGGGTATCGGATGACCGGCGGGACCTCTAGGCCGTGACGCTCGGCGCTGATCCATTGCCAGTTCTCCTCGCCGTCGTCGTCGCAGGACAGGTAGTGGGTGTAGCCCTCGTCGTAGAGACGGACGGCCCACTGCTTGTGATGATCAAAGTCGTCGTCACGGTTGACGGGGACGGCGTAGATCGCGTGGCTCATCCACTCGTCGTTCTCCTCGGTGAAGAATCCGAGCATCTTCTTCATTGAGTAGCCGAGGTACTTGACGGTGGGCTGGCCCGTCAAGGGGTCCGTGCCGGGCAGGTGGACCATGTACGCCTGGCCCTGGCCGAAGGCGGCGCGATAGAGCGAGGACTGACGGGAGTCCATGCCGTTCGGCTGCCAGACCCGGTCCCAGAGCGGGTTGCGGCTCTCGAGCATCTTCGGTGACTGGCCGACGATGTCGGCCTCGGACGGGATCGAGGACCGGTAGTCCTCGACGAAGCACGCCTGAGTGACACTGGTGATCGCCAGGCCGAACCAAGGGGTCGGGGCCAGCTCGGCGAGAAGCGCATGATCGGCTGGCGCGTCGCGCGGCTGGACCGGCAGCTCGTGGCGGCCGGTGGCCCAGAGGTCGAGCGCGATGGCCTTCTTGCGGGACTTGAGGAAGTCCGGGAAACCCGCCTTGGCGAGCTCGCGAGCGGCGTTCTGCTTTCGCGGGCTCATCGTGTCGGTTGCCACCAGCTACCTCATCCCAGGTTCGTCCAGCCGCCGCTACGGCCGCCCTTGGTCTTCTCAAGCCCACGGTTCAACGTGAGTCTACGCAGAAGCCTTGCTCCGACCATGCACACCGCGAGGTCAATCTTGGCCGGAGACTCACGGCCGGCCTTGCGCAACGAGGTCCCCCACTTGTTCGTAGCCTTGCGTGCATTCATCAGGTGCTTCTCGAGCCGGACGTACCCGTCATGGAAAAACGCCGGAGCGGGGAGGCCGTCCTCGTCCTTGCGCTCGATCTCGGCGACGGTGGTCTCGGCGGCCTCGGTGAAGACCTGATTGCGGAGCTCGTTGGTCATGTCCCAACGGATCGAGTGCAGATTGTGGCCGGTCTGGACGGCCCAGGTCTGCAAGATCTCCTTGTAGTCGCGGTGCCACTCGTCGAACAGGCCGTCCCAGTAGCGGCTGTCGTCGTCGTCCTCCTTGATGTGGCCGGGGTCGCCCCAGAACGCGACGACCTTGAACCGGCCACCGCGAACACGGCCGGTCGCATCCTTGGTCCCGACGACCTCCTTGACGCGAGCGTCGACCTCGCTGCGCGGAGCGCGCCACTCGTGCTTGCGATCCTTCGGCGGCGCGAACCAGACCCCGAGGGTGAAGACGAAGCCGTCGCTAAGCCGGCAGCCGACCAGGGCGGTCTCGTCGTCGGACTTGGAGCCGTCGAAGAAGATCACGACCGGGTCAGTCGGCTCAACCAGGCGCCAGGTCGCACGAAGCTGATCAGCGACGTTCTCGCGAAGCTGGCGGGCGTAGGGATGACGGGCGGCGCGGATGGAGTCACGGTCGACCCAGGCATCCTCGGCGGTGACGATCTGGTTGAACCACATCCGCCGCATACGACTGACCGGGTTCTTGCGGTCCAAGATCGCCCGGACGATCGAGCGGGTCTGCAGCCAGACCGAGTCGCCACGTACGGCCTCGATGACGCGGGTCAGGTAGGCGACGAAGTCCTCTCGGTGCTCGGGGATGGCCATGTCGAGACCCTTGGGCGGTGACAGGTGCGCCTTCTCCGGGGCTTCGAGGGAGTCATACAGGATGCCGGTCTGGACCGAGTCGCCGCCCTCCTCGGCTTCGTACGCCTCGCGGATCATCTGGGCCACCGAGCCCTGGTTCGGGTTGTAGGCGTTGGTGATCCACAAGATGCGGGCAGCGCCGTCCGGGGCCTTGGTCGCATTGTCGGTGAGGACGGCGAGCATGGCCATGCCGTTGTTCGTCTCGAGCCACTCGTGGGACTCGTTGCCGATGACGAACGTGGCGCGGGCGCCTTGCAGCGGGGCCGGGTTGCGAGTGACGGCCTGGATGATCCGCGCGCCGGCCAGGAAGTTGACGCGGGCTGCGCCGATGTCGATCTGCCACTGTGCGGTCGCCTTGGCGGTGAACAGGGTCGGGAAGACGCGCATCGTGTTCTGGGTCTGGGACTTGCTGACCGCAGCCACCTGGATCCAGGCGACCGGGTTGTCCTTGGCCGGCGGATGGTGGTTACCGAGCGGATCGGCGACGGTGATCCCCATCGCAGCACGGGCCTTGTCGACACGGCAGGGGCCGATGGCCTCGACGGCGCAGAGGACAGCGGCCAGGGGGTCCTTGCCTAGTCAACCCCAGCCCTTGAGGCGTTGCAGGATCGCTTCGCGGTAGACGAAGTCACCGTTGTCATCGACGGCGTAGAACCAGAGGACGAACCGAGCCTGCTCGTTCGTAAACTTCCAAGGCTCGCCAGTCGGGCCTTTGAGGTACTGGCCGCACCAGTCGATGACCTGCCAGCCGATCGTGATCTTCGGCAGGATGAACTTGCCGAGCTCGTCACGGCGCCAGGTAGGGCCAACGATCGTCGGATCGACCGTCTCAGGCAGGACGTAAGAACGCTCAAGGGTTTGGGTTAGGGCACTCACCCCCTCCCCCTCTCCGACGCTGGGTAGCGCCACTCGACGAGGAGGACGGCGGTCACGGCGCTGCGCGGCCCTCGGACACCAGGGCCGCCATCATGACCCGCGATGCCTCCCGGCACTCGGGCGTGTCGTAGAGGAACTCCGGCCCAGTGGAGGCGTGGTTGCTCGTCGGGGTGGCCGGGCGCCAGTAGTTGTACGGGAGGACAGCGCGCCACTTCTGGGCGTGGGCCTGCTCGCGCATGTCGGCGAGGTAAGTCGGCCGGTACTCCGGGTCGGTCGGGTGCTCGGGCACGCCGAACTCGGGGATGACGACCTGCAGATGATCAGGCATCCGGGCCATGAGTGCGGTGATCTGATCGCCGTTGTAGGACCAAGGCCGATAGGTCGCCTGCTTGTACGGGGTGTTCCCGCGCTGGTAGGTGTCCCAGCCCATGACGTCGGTCAGGGCGAGGAGGTCACGGTCGTTGACAAGCTTGTCGATCAGGTCGGGCCAGCCGAGCGCCCCAAAGAGCTGCCAGCAGATGCCGTAGGCGATCCCGACCGACTGGCAGGCGAAGGCGTCGGTCATCGCTGCCTCGCGCCAGGTCTCGTAGGTGAACTCGCCTCGGTTCATGTTGTCGTCAGGCTCGTGGTAGGTATACGCGACGACGTTCTCGCCGGTCGCCTTGACGGCCTGGTAATACGCCAGGCGAGCTTGAGAATCTGGGTTGAGCGACTTCGTCGAGGAGTGGATCTCCAAGCCCAGGCCGGCGACCCTGACGAACAGGTTGGCCGGGTTGGTGGCCTCGTAGGGGTCGAAGCTCCTGACCGCCTGCAGCCTGCCGATGGCGGCTTCGAGGCTGGCCCAGCAGCTCGGCCACGACGGGACCGAATCGACACTGGCGCCGATCAAGACGCGATGCTCAGGCTCGGTCGGAGGATCGACGGGCGGGGTACCGAGCTTCGCCTCGATGGCCTCGACGCGACTGGTGAGCGCCAAGATCATCGACTCGAGCTGGGCGCGGGACGGGCCGCGCGCTCCCTGGATCTCAACCATCGACGAGCTTCCTCCCGTATCGCAGCCGCCAGACCTTGCCCTCGCGGTGGCGCTTCTGGCGCTTGCGACCACCGGGCGCCTTCGTCTCGACGTGGCAGCCGTCGCTGCAGACGCGCACGACCTCCTCGTACCCGTCCTCGGTCTGGATCTGCTCGCCCCTGTCGGGGACGGCGACCTCCTTGCGGACCCCGCTCATGGTCGCCACCGAGGGTTCATCTCATCCAGATGCGCCTCAATCGGCAGGCGATCCTCCTCGGGAACGCGGTGCCACTTAGGCAGCTTCACGATCTGGGCGACGGGGATCTCGAGCGCGGCCGGCAGCGCGGCCCAGGTGCAGCGCTCGGGCTTGATGCCCTCCTGCTCGGCCCAGGCGGTGACCTGGGCCTGGGTCTCGGCCAGGACGATGTAGGGCAGCAGGTAGTCCTGATCTTGGAAGGCGAAGTCGACGCTCACTCGTCGTCCTCCTCCTTCGCCCGCAAGATCGTGTCCTCGGCCATCTTGAGCATCCCGAGCAGCTCGACCAACTCGGCATCCTCGGTCCAGTCGACCCGGACGATCTTGTGGCCATCCTCCTCGATGCTCAGAGCGATCTGGATGCCCGCCAGGTCCATCATCCGGTCAGCCCGCCCTGGACGAGCGCGAGGCCGGACGAGTCAGGCCCGCCCTGGCCGCCCTTGTCGGTGCTGACGGGGCCGACCTCGAAGGAGAGCGAGCGACGATCGGCGACGGTGGCGAGCAGGTTGCCGTAGCCACGGATCAGGCTGGCCAGGGTCGCGGCCTTCATCGGGATGCGCTGGATGACCGGGATCTTCTCCATCGTCTGCGCCTCGGAGTTCCACCGCTCGGACATGCCGACGAACTGGGGCTTGAGCTCGCGCGAGAGGGCCTCGCTCAGCATGGAGGCCATCTCCCAGTCCGAGGCGAGGAACCACTTGGCCTGCGGGGCGCCGACGAACGAGTTGAACATGCGAATCGCGATCGGGTCCCAGCCGGGATCAGGCTGACGCGGCTCGATCGGCGCGTCGGGCACGAGCTCGTCGTACTCCTGCTCGGCCTTGGACCGATGGCCCATCCGGGCATCAGGGTGCTTGGCTGCCGGCATCTCGCCCTCCTCGTCGCGGCCGTCTCGGTCGCTGGACTCGCATCGTAGCCGATCCGGCCTCCTGCGCCTCATGACACGCCGACTTTGCAGACTATTGCGGTCGACCGGCGATCGGCGTAGTGTCACGGCTCCCCGTCCGAGAGAGAGGTCCAATGGCACCATCGCACGAGATCATGACCATGCAGGAGGTCAGCGACCTCACTGGCGTCCCGGTCGGCACCCTGATCCGGTGGCGACACTTCCGCACCTACGGCCCACCGTCATACAAGATCGGCGGTCGGGTCCGATACGACCGCAGCCGAGTCATGAAGTGGCTCGAGGACGAGCGACAGGACTCCCGGCGGTGAGCGCCGACTCGATGGTGCAAGCGGCGATCGAGTACCAGAAGCGGGGATGGAAGATCATCCAGCTTCACGGCATGGTCGACGGGGCCTGCACCTGCCGTCATCGCCCGAAGCCCTGTGACCCACTCAAGAGCGGCGGCAAGCATCCCGTCGCGAACGAGTGGGAGAAGCCGCGCCGCTGGTCGTCAGGCGACATCTACGCGATCTTCGACGACGTCTGGAACATCGGGATCCTGACCGGAGCACCCTCGGGCTTCTTCGTCCTCGACGTCGACCCCGACAACGGCGGCAACGAGTCGATGAAGGCGCTGGTCGCGAAGCTCGGCAAGCTGTCGACCACCTACCGGGTGCGGACCGGCGGGGGCGGGGTTCACCTGTACTTCGCGATGCCCGACTTCGATCTTGGGAACGGCCGGGGCGAGCTCAAGGCATACCCCGGCCTCGACATCCGGGGGACCGGCGGCTACGTCGTCGCACCACCGTCGATCTCCGGCAAGGGGGCGTACACCCATGCCTGACATCGCCCCCGCGCCGGCCTGGCTGGTCGAGATGCTCCGGCCGAAGACGGCCGAGCGGCTGACGATCAACGACGTCGAGAAGACGGTTCTGGATCTTCCCGGCGAGGAGATCGAGCGACTCAACCGCTACACCAGCCGAGTCTGGGAAGACCAGATGGATCGGCTGCGAGCGATGGCTGCCGCAGCCCGACCGGGCGGCAAGGACTACGTCGGTGAGCCGTGGAACCAGACCTGCTTCGACATCGCCTGCACCTTGATCGAGATCGCCAACTCGCCCTGGTCGCCGTACACGCTCTCAGCGGCCTACAACGACCTGCTGGTCAACGCCCCGCGCGACGACTGGTTCACGGGGGACACGCTGGCTGGGATCTGGCGCTCAGCGGCGGCTCGGGTGGGGGACAAGGCTCGGCCGATCCCGGAGAGGCCGGCGTCGAACCGAGACTGGATCGACCGGCTCGAGACGCCTGCATCAGCACCGCCAACGCCGCCAGCGTCGCCCACCTTGGCTGGTTCACAGCCGGAAGATACCACCGAGTTCGCGTCATGGGGGTCAGTCGATCTCAGCGTGTTCCTCGAAGGGCGCCACGTCCCCGAGGAGCCATCGGTCCTGGCCCGCACCGATGGCAGGCACCTGCTCTACCCCGGCCGGGTCCACTCGTTCCACGGCGAGAGCGAATCGGGAAAGTCACTCATCGCGCTCTCAGCTTCCGTTCCGCTCATCGAGGTCGGGAAAAGCGTCCTCATGGTCGACTTCGAGTCCGACGCGCCGGCCACCATCGAGCGGCTCCTCGCTCTCGGCGCCAAGAAGGCCGACATTGGCGCGCACTTCGACTACCGGCGGCCAGAGACCTCGTTTCGCGCCAATCAGACCGAGCTGGACGCCTGGCTCGGTCTGCTCGAGAGGAGATATGCCCTCGTCATCATCGACGGCGTCACCGAAGCGCTGACATTGTTCGCGACGTCGAGCAAGGACAACGACGAGGTCACCCACTGGATCCGAACCGTCCCTCGATTGATCGCTCGCAAGACCGGCGGCGCGGTGGTGATGATCGACCACGTCACAAAGGACGCGGACACCCGAGGACGATTCGCAATCGGTGGTCAAGCGAAGATGGCGGCGCTCGACGGCGCCGCCTATCTCGTCGAAGTTCTTGAGCCGATCGGAATCGGCATGAGGGGCGCGATCGGTCTTCGGGTCGCCAAAGACAGGCCAGGTCATGTCAGGCCGCACTCGGGATCGTGGAGAAAGACCGACCGGACCCAGGAAACGTCATTCGTGACCGTCGACGCGACCGAGAAAGGCTTGACGGTCGTGACATTCGAGCCGCCACGAGCCAGCCAGGAGCGTGCCGAGGACGAGGGAAAGTCCACTTGGCGCCCGACCTACCTGATGGCCCTGGTGTCGAACTACCTGTCCGAGCACGGACCCAGCTCGAAGACCACGCTCGAGGAGAACGTCCACGGCAAGGCCGTCCACGTCCGCCAGGCCGTCAACGCGCTCATGGACGAGGGGCACGTCGCTCACGACGGGCCGGCCATCAGCGGGCACCGGACCTACCGTTTGATTGAGCCCTACCTCGTTCTCGGAGCCACCCCACCTCCGATCTGACCCCGTCCCTCGGGACGGGGACGGGGGTTCTCAGATCGACTCCGCGGCCGGCGAGCTGGCGGACTCCGTCCCCCGTCCGGTACTTCGTACCGGGGACGGGGTCTGGGGACGGAGTTCCACCGCCCCTGCTGACCCCGTCCGGGACGGAGTGGGACGGGGTGGGACGGGGTCGTCTGAAAGCCCCGCGGCCGGCTGACTCCTTGATGCCCTCGAGGTCCAGGAATCTCTTGATGTCGAGAAACTTTTTCTTCGGGGGCAAGAACGTTTGCTATGCGGGACGTTCTC